ATATATATAATTTAATATAAAATGGCAGATAAAGGTCTATTCCCCAGACTACAAAGATTATTCTCAACTGATGTAATAATCCGAAACGCTGGAGGTAACGAATTAAAAGTAATGGATGTCAACAGCATCCAGTCAACAGGTGAATATCAAACTAACTCACTTATAGATAGATATAGCCGTATTTACTCTAATAACAGTACCTCTTTATATGGTGCTCAATTAAACCTTAACTGGAAGTATTTACGTACTCAGATATATTCTGATTACGATGCTATGGATACTGACGCTATTATCGCGTCTGCTTTGGATATAATCGCAGACGAATGTACCCTCAAGAACGACATGGGAGAGGTACTTCAAATTAGAAGTAGCGACGAAGATATACAAAAGATATTATATAACTTATTCTATGACGTATTAAACATCGAGTTTAATTTATGGTCTTGGATTCGTCAAATGTGTAAGTATGGTGATTTTTTCTTAAAATTAGAAATAGCTGAAAAATTCGGGGTTTATAATGTTATACCCTATACTGCGTATCACATCGCTCGTGAAGAAGGATATGATTCTACAAAACCATCTGAAGTAAGATTTGCATTTAGTGCAGACGGGTACTCAGGTGGAACAGGATATTATGGAGTAACAGGACAAGGTAATTATAGTTCAAACAAACAAGACAATAAAGTTTATTTCGATAATTACGAAATGGCTCATTTTAGATTAATTACTGATGTAAACTATTTACCTTATGGCCGTTCTTATCTAGAACCAGCACGTAAGTTATTCAAGCAATATATTTTGATGGAAGATGCAATGTTGATCCATCGTATTTGCCGCGCCCCGGAAAAACGTATTTTCTATATTAACGTTGGTTCTATTCCTCCAAATGAAGTAGAAAACTTCATGCAGAAGACTATCAACACAATGAAGAAAACTCCATTAGTTGATCCTAATACGGGTGAATATAATTTAAAATACAACCAACAAAATATGTTGGAAGATTTTTATATACCAGTTAGAGGTAATGATTCATCTACTAAGATTGAACCTACTAAAGGAATGGATTATAATGGTATTGAAGACGTAGCATACTTAAGAGATAAGTTATTCGCTGCCTTAAAAGTACCTAAAGCATTTATGGGTTATGAAAAAGACTTAACCGGTAAAGCAACATTAGCAGCAGAAGATATTCGTTTTGCTCGTACAATTGATCGTATTCAACGTATTATACTATCAGAATTAAATAAAATAGCATTAGTTCACCTGTATACTCAAGGGTATAGAAACGAAGGCTTAACAAACTTTGAATTAGATTTAACTACTCCTTCTATCATCTATGATCAAGAAAGAATAGCGTTGATGAAAGAAAAAGTAGGTTTAGCTCGTGACATTATGGAAACTAAAATATTACCTACTGATTGGATCTACGACAATATATTCCACTTAAGCCAAGACCAATATGATGAATATCGTGATTTGATTGCTGAAGACCAAAGACGTATATTCCGATTAAAGCAGATTGAAAACGAAGGCAACGACCCATTGGAATCAGGTAAGTCATACGGTACACCTCACGATTTAGCCGCACTATATGGTACGGGTCGATATGGAGCAGTACCTGATGGATATGGTGATGATTTAGATCTAGGTCGTCCTAAAGAAAAAGCATCCGATATTGGTACCCAAGATAATATGTTTGGTAAAGATAGATTAGGTAATGTAGGTATGAAGAAAGGTGATGATACTGGTGAAGATAAATCACTTAGAAATAATTTTAAAGGCGGTTCACCATTAGCGTTAGAAAGTATTCAAAATAAGACATTATTTGAATCAATAGATAAAAAACTCTCAATGAAAAAAGATGATTCTTCATTATTAGATGAATCACAAATACGAGAATAAGAAACCTTTATATATTTATAGATAAAAATATACTCATAGAATGAATATTAAACATTCAAAGTACAAAAATACTGGTATCCTCTTTGAGCTTCTTGTAAGACAAATTACAGCGGATACCCTATCAGGTACTGAATCAAAAGCAGCGAATATTTTAAAGAAATATTTTACTAAGACCGAATTAGGAAGAGAGTATAAGTTATACGAAGGCTTATTCAAATATGTAAATGTTAGCGAGACTAAAGCGGATATGGTGATTACTACCCTTATCGAAAGCTCAAAGCAACTAAACCGCTCTGCACTTAAAAGACAAAAATATAACCTAATTAAAGAAATTAAGGCTAATTATAATGTTGAAGACTTCTTCAAAACAAAATTACCTAATTACAAGGCACAGGCTGCCCTATATACTTTATTAGAGGTATATAACAGTGAAAATTTGTCTAACCCTACTCAAATTATTGAGAATAAAACAGCTCTTTTAGAACACCTGACCCAGTCAGCTATTGATAAAAACGAGGTTCAAAATAGCATTTTAGAAGAATTTAGAAATCAAGATAAAGATATTCGTATACTAACATACAAAGTATTACTTGAGAAATTTAATGATAAGTATGCTGACCTAAACGAAAATCAGAAAATGGTTTTAAAAGAATTTATTAACAGTGTTGATAACACTCCTAAATTAAAGGATTTTTACAATACTAAAATAAATGAAATTAAAGCTTATTTAAATAAACTAAATGCTTCTGTTACTGATAAGGCTATACAAATCAAAATTAATGAAGTAATTAACATATTACCATCATTAGGAAAGAATGATAAAACATCAGATGACAATTTAGTAAATTTGTTGCAATACTATCAATTAGTTGAAGAATTAGAAACAATAGCTAAATGAGTAAAAAAGACAAAATAAAAGATCTAATTAGTAAACGCTTAAAAGAAATGAGCGCTACTGGTACCGGAGCTTCTTTTACCCCAGGAACAGGTGCAAATTATGCTACACCAACAGCATTTAACCCAAATAAAAAAGCTGATGGTACTGCTCATAATTACTATTATAAATTAGGATTTAAACCTGTTAATCAAAAAGCATTAAACAAAGCAGCTAAAGGTATTGAAGTAAAACAATTGTGGGAAGAACAAGCTGCATTTGATATTGAATCTTACATTGCTACTCTGCCTACAGACGATGAAGAAGTAAAAAAATACATTGCTGGTCGTTTAGGTGACTATAATGCTTTATCTGATAAGTTAAAACAGCTTATCACATTAATAGGAGATGCTAAAAAAGATACTATAAACTCATATAGAGAAAACCCTCAATTTAAAGCAGTTTATGGTACTGATTTAGCAAATTCACTTTTAGACGACGTAATAGACTTATTTACAAAATAAAACATGGAACAAACACTACAAACACAATATAACCTTATTAAAGAAGGTAAAGGAAATAAAGCATATTTCCTAAAATCAGCATTCCGTTTATTCCCGGACATGCTTTCACCAGTTAACACTTTTGAAGATACAATTGCTATTCTTAAAAATAGAAGCATCATTAGTGAAGGAATTGGTGGATTAGTTACTACTGGTAAAAAACAAGATTGGCATACTATCTTTAATGAAAATATGGATAAGATTAAAGATGAGAAAGATGAAGAAGATGAATTTACATCATCAATTGAAGATTTTGAAGAAAAAGATACAGCTGATGCTAATATCTCTCCAATTAATTATCGTAGTCTTAAAGAAGCCAAAGAAAAAGAGGAACCATCTAAAGAAGTATTAGATAATCAAAAAAATAATTTTGATTACAAGGATGAAAAGAATATTGATAACTTATTTGGTCAAGAATTTTTAAAAGGATATTATACTGAATTAAAAGATCCTAAAAATGCTGATAAAGATGTTGAAGAATTAAAAGCTATTGTTGCTAAAAACTTAGCTAAAGATAATCAACATTACGTTAAAGATGGACAGTTTGGAGTTAAAGGATTAGGATACACAACTGAAGCACCCGGATTAGGTGAACCAAAAGAACCTAAAGGTAAATTTAAATCATCAGGATATGGTGACCTAAAAGAATCAGTATTACGTGCTCAAATTCATCAACTAATTAAAGAAGTATTAAACGAACTTCCACCTTTAAAAGCAGGTGAAATGGGGACATATGAAGGTGAGCCAGTATTTATCATAGCTGTATCAATGCATGCTAAAACAGATAAAGATAAATCTCAACCATTTTCATATACTATTAAAAAAGAAAACGGTAAAATATATAGAGAAGTTCCTATTAGTGCTGTTACAAAATGATTAAGCTAGTAGATCTATTATTTGAAGATAAAGAAGTTAATACTAACTTCTACCAACAAGTACTTGATAAAAGTAATGGTGTGTCTATATCTAGTAGAAAATACTTTCAATCTGTAATTGATTCGGTTAAAAAACGAGGCGATAAAGCTACTCCGAAACAATATGATATACTAGAAAAAATACGAAGAGGAGATTTTTATTACCACCCAAGAAACTAATATGAAAAAATCGGATTTATTAAAACTAATTAAAGAAGAATATAAGGCTATATTAGAAGCTAAAATGTTTGATGATCCAAACGATTTACTTTCTGGTGTAGATAAGTATATGTCTGAGTTACCTACTAGAATAATTGGTTGGAGAAAACAACTAGTTGATATACTTGAAAAAGATACCGGGTACCAAAACATGGCTAACATGTTAACAAATTTTACTGAAGTAGTTAAGAAAGAATTAGCTACAATAGAAAATTTTAAAGATGATGTAAGCGAACATATTCGAGAATATAACGAGATATATTCAAAAAGTGAACAATTAAGTCCTGAGGACGAAAAAATGTTTGATGAATTAGAAGAATTAGGATATAAATTAAATAATATATCTGATCAACTAGAAGAATATACTGACGGGCTAGAAAAAATAACCGAAAGCTACGAAATATTATCAGACACAGTGCGATATATAGTTAAATTTGATTTAAAAGCATGAAACAAGTATTAATAGAAACCCAATTCTTTACTGCTAAACCTTTAAAATTAGTTGAAGGTACTGTACCAACAAATAACCCACTTGTTGAGGGTATCTTAGCTACTTCTGAGATTAAGAACGGTAATGGTCGTTATTATTCAAAAGAATTATGGGAGCGTGAGATAGGCAAATACATGGAAAATGTTAATGCTAATAGAGCATTAGGCGAACTAGACCACCCAGACTCATCTATTATCAATCTAAAAAACGTTTCTCATAATATTAAGAAAATTTGGTGGGATGGAGACCATGTAATGGGAGCAATTGAATTACTACCTACACCATCAGGTAATATTTTAAAAGCATTATTTGATAATGGTATACCCGTAGGTGTATCATCTCGTGGTATGGGTTCATTAAAACAAATGGGTGATTTAATGGAAGTACAAGACGATTTCGAATTATTATGTTGGGATTTCGTTTCTACACCTTCAAACCCAGGTTCATATATGAAAGAAAGAGGCATGATGAATGAATCTAGAAATAGCCAATTTAACAAATACACCAAAGTAAACTCAATTATTACAGATATACTTTGTGCTAATGGCTCTTGCCCAATATTCTAATAATATGAATAGAATATACTTAAAACAATTAATTAAAGAAGTAATCCAAGAATTTGAAATTTCAGACGATGATATTGATGTAGATGAGGGACCTACTTCTTTCGAAGAAATAATGGATCAAGTAGGTATAGACTATAGTAGCATTGAAATAGATGGAATAGATGAACGTGACGCTCCTGATTTTGTAGATTCATATGTATCATATGCTGAATGGAATGATGGTATTGAATTAACAGATGAAGAATTAGAACAACTTAATAACTTATCTGAATTCCAAGAACTAGCTCAAGAAAAAGCATTTGAAAAAGTATTTATGTAACCCCTCCTAGAATAGTATTCTAGAACCGACCCTACAGAAATGTAGGGTTTCTTTTTTTTACACATAAGTGTGACTTTACATATCTCTATATATATGTATCCTCAAATATGCTATCTTCTATATAGCATCTATTATAACAAATCTATTACGTTTCTATATTAAACGTATTTCCAAAACAATTTAATTGAGGACAAAATGAACAGAGAAATGCTCAAAGAAGCAATCGCTGAAGCTAAAACCATTAAGGAAACTGCTATCGCGAGTGCAAAAGCTGCTCTTGAAGAAGCATTCACCCCGCAACTTACAGCAATGTTTGCTGAAAGATTGAACGAGATGGATGAAGAAGAAGGAGTAAAAGAAAATTACAGTTCGGATGATCAAGACTTAAGTCTAGATGAAATCTTAGCTGAGTTAGAGGCTACTAATGAAGGTGATTCTACAATGGAAGAAGAAGGTATGTATGAAAACATAGATGAAGATCTAATGTTAGAAGACATGTCTGACGAAGAAATTGAAGAATTAGTAACATCAGTAATCGATGACATGATCGCATCTGGTAAGCTTATGGCTGGTGAAGAATCAGAAGAAGAAGAAGGTGAAGAAGGTGAAGAAGAAGAAATGGAAATGGACGACATGGAAGACATGGATATGGACATAGACATGGATATGGAAGACGGTAAAGAAGAAATCGAAAACGATGAAATCGAAATCGACGAACTTTTAGCTGAAATCTTAGGTGAAGAAGAAAAAGTAGAAGAAGGAATATTAGACAAAATTACTTCTTTCTTCGGTAGTGTACTTGGAGATTTTGAAAGAGAAAACAAAGATGTTATCTCTAAATTCCAAAAGAGTGCTAAAACTACTGAGGATAAGAAAGAAATTGTTGATGCCTTAACTGCTTGGGGAAGAAAAAACCAAATCGAAGGCCCGTACATTCAAGCTGCTAGAACAGCTGCAAGTGAAAAATACGGATTAGGCTTAAAAGGAGGTTCTACTACCGCTTCAATGGGTACATTCGAAGAAGCTAAAGAAATGGAAGAAACAATTAATGAGTTGAAAAACGAGTTAAATGAAGTAAACCTTTTAAATGCTAAATTGCTTTATACCAACAAAATCTTCAAAGCAAAGAATCTTACCGAATCAGAAAAAATAAAAGTTTTAAACACATTTGACAAAGCAGAGACTGTTAAAGAAGTTAAACTAGTATTCGAAACATTGACTGAATCTTTTAAAACAACAAACAAAAAGACAGCAATTAAAGAATCATTAGGATCAGCTTCTAGAAGTATTGCTCATGCTACCCCAAAACAACCAATTATTGAAGTAAACGATGCATTTGCTCGTATGCAGAGATTAGCTGGTATCAAAAAATAAAATTAATAATAACCAATTCGATTTAAAAAAATGGAAACAATTCAATCATTAGTCGAGTCTGCAAACCCATGGAGATCACTACAAGGTGACGCTGCTAAATTAGCAAACAAATGGAGCAAAACCGGTCTTTTAGAAGGTTTAGGCGAAGACGTAAACAAAAACAACATGGCTTTGATGTTGGAAAATCAAGCAAAGCAATTAGTAATTGAGACCTCTCAAGTTAACGGAGGTACAGCTACATTCACTTCTGGTACATCTGGTGAAAACTGGGCTGGAATCGCATTACCATTAGTACGTAAGGTATTTGGTCAAATCGCAGCGAAAGAATTCGTTAGCGTTCAACCAATGAACTTACCTTCTGGTCTTGTATTCTTCTTAGATTTCCAATATGGTACTACTAAGAACCCATTTGGAACATTAGGTGGATCTTTATATGGTACTCGTAATGCTTCAAGCACTACTCCATTTTCAACTCCTGCTCCTGTAGGTGGTTTATATGGTGCTGGTCGCTTTACTTATTCTACCAACCAATTCTCACAATCTTTTACAGCTGTTGTAACTTCAGGTTCTTGGGCTAATATCAATTTTGATTCATCATTATCTGCTTCTGTAGCTGCTGAACAAATTAAGAAATTTACATTAGATGTAACTTCTATTACAGCTTCATTAGATCAAGATGCAGTTCGTGGATTTGTACTTCTTTCTGGATCTGCTGCTACTGTAGCAACAGCTTTACCAGCATTTACTACATTTGATGGTACTAACCTTGTATTCTATGTAACTGCTTCATCTGCGGCAATTGGAGGAACTTCTCCAACAAGTGTTCTTTATTACAATAAGAAAACTGCTGATAACGCTCGTGGTGACTTTGAAGATACAGGTATTGGAACAACTTCTGTACCTAACTCTTTAAACAACACTAGTATTGGATCTGCAATCCCAGAGATCAACATTTCTATGCAATCTCAAGCGATCACAGCTAAAACTAAAAAGTTAAAAGCTGCATGGACGCCTGAATTCGCACAAGATTTGAACGCTTACCAAAACTTAGATGCTGAAGCTGAATTAACTAACATTATGAGCGAGTACATCTCTTTAGAGATTGATCTTGAAATTCTTGATATGTTAATTGAAGATGCTCCTGCTGCAAACACTGAGTACTGGTCAGCAGTTAACAACGCTACTTTGAACGCTGCTGGATCTGACTTCACTGCAAGTTTAGGTTTCTACAACACTCAAGGTGGTTGGTTCCAAACTCTTGGTACTAAGATCAACAAGATCAGTAACAAGATTCACCAATTAACCCTTCGTGGTGGTGCAAACTTCATGGTAGTATCTCCTACAGTATCAACTATTTTAGAGTCAATCCCAGGATTTGCTGCTAATAGCAACGGTGCTGAAGATATGGAATATGCATTCGGTGTACAAAAAGCTGGTCAATTTAACAGCCGTTACACTGTTTATAAGAACCCTTACATGACTGAAAATACTATCTTAGTAGGTTTCCGTGGTAAGCAATTCCTAGAGGCAG